GTGTTCCCAACAGTTGAGGCGACGGCAGCGGTTAACAGGCCGATTCGTTTGCAGCTTGACGATGGGCGCTATGTGATGTTCGGCTGGGGTACATTCACCAGTCATGATGGCACAACGTATCAGTTCCGTCAGCAGTCTAAGATGCGCTGGAATCCAGTGAGTAAGAAGCGCGAAGAAGTCAAGGAGTTTACGGTTCCGCAGATGCGTAACTACCCTATCCAGGGCAGCTCTGGGTTCTTCGTTCAGTTGGCATGTGGTATGCTGATTCGCCACTTCATCGCCAACGACTTCTACGGTGGTAAGTGCCTGCCAATCAACACGGTACACGATGCCTGCTACTTCGATACCCACAAAGACGTGGTGTACCAGGCGGCTTACGAGATTGAAGCTATCATGGAATGTATCCCGGAGATGCTTCAGCACTTATGGCCAGCGTACCATTGCGAAGTCCCGTTCCCGGTAGCGGGTGGCTTTGGTAAGAACATGGCTGAAGAGGAGGATGTGTACGAGGACACTCCTGAAGCTAAGAAAGAGTTCCGCTTGAAGAAATCAATCTTCAAAGGTGAGTTCCTCGGCAACAAAGGTGTAGCCGGTCAATTCTGAATGTATAACCCTATAGTACCCCACCAGATAACCCATTAATTAATATAAGGATATTATTATGTCTAACATTCAAGACCGTTTAGCAGCCCGTGCAGCAGCCGCCGTAGACCGTACTGGTTCCCAGAATGACGTTGAGAAGGGCGGTGAAGGTAACAAGACCTTTAAGCTGGCACCTGCTGGTAAGCAGAAGGCTCGCCTGGTAGGTTACATTGAGATTGGTGAGCAGGAGAACCGCTTCGACCCAGCCAAAGGGCCAGCGTTGAAGTTCCGCTTGCGCTTCGCACTGTTCGGTAAGGACTGCCAGGAAGAAGACGGTAGCCCAATCACTATCGACAGCAAGGATAACCCGGTCAGTAAGTTTGAGCGTGCCAACGCAGTCAAGATGTTTGCGGCCATGTGTCCTAAGCGTGACGCTGACCACTTCATCGGCCTGCTTAACCGTGTGTTCTGGCTGGAGGTTGTCCACAATGAAGGCAAGGCTGGCGCTGATGGTAAGAAGAAAGTATATGCCAACATCAAGGCTGACTCCATCCGTCCTGGTGTTAAAGACCTGCTGGATGACGACGACAACATTATCGGCGTGACCGAGATTGCTTGCCCGGAAGCACCTGAAGACTTCTTCCAGATTTACGAATGGGCTGTGCCAAGCAAGGAAGACTTCGACAAGCTGAAGCCGTGGGATAAGAAGGAGCTGCGTGGTTCAGTAGGCTTCCCTGTTTCCGCACTGCAACAGTTGGTTGGTGACGGTGAGAAGCCTAAGCCAGGTGACGAGCCTACCAATGACGGTGCAGGCACCCAGGAGCCACCGCAGGACGAAGACGATGCACCTAAGACTGTAGAGCAGCCTGAAGGCATTGAAACCTCTGAGAGCGACCTGCCTGCTCTGTAATGGGGATGCCACAATATCTGCGGGGTAGGGTGGCAACTGCTACTCCGCTGTTTGACCGTAACGAGAAGGCTACCACATTGCACGTTGATGCGGATAGCCTCATCTACAAGGTCGCGGCCACCACAAACAACCTGGAGACAGCCAAGCGTCGTTACGTCAACGAGGTGCTTACATTGCACTTCCTGGCAGACGCTGCGCTGACCCGGTTACACCTCACACCAAAACACTGCACCAAAGCAGGACGCTTCCGGGTGATGGCACACAAGCCGTACCAGGGTAACAGGCTGAAGGGTAAGAAGCCCGAGCTGGTTGAGCCTCTGCGTTATGCGGTGGGGCGAAGTCAATTAGTATTACCGCCTGAGATTCAGGTGGTGTTCAACGATGTATACGAGGCTGATGACAGTGTAGTCACGGCCTGCACCGAAGACCCGGATGCAATCTACTACTCTGAGGATAAAGACCTCGACTGTTTAAGGAGTCGCAAGCTATGTCAACACGAATTAAGGGTACTGCCAGTGGTCAATGGCCTGGGCTGGTTGGCAATGAAAATAATGAGCACGAAGAAGGTCGTGGGCCGGGGGCCGATATTCTTCTGGGCGCAGATGCTGATGGGCGATGGGGCCGACAACATCAAGGGAATCACGAAGGCCAACGGCAAGCTCTGTGGGCCAGCGAAGACCTTCGAATTACTGCAAGAGTTTCTGATAGCTCAGCAGGATATCGAAATCCCGCACTTCGTAATTCCGACGACGACTGAGGCAGACGTTGCCCGGTTCGTTCTTAACCTGTACAAAGGCACCGGGCAGAACCCGTGGCCTGAAGCCTGGTTACTGTGGCTGTATCCCCATGAGGATTACAACTTCCACAAACACGCTGTAGCCCTGGGCTTGCTTGACGATAGCGAGCTGGGTGTATGGCTGAAGCAACAATTAAAACTCAAATGGTTCGATAACTCCCTGGAGAAGACTGATGAAAAACACGATTAATATCAATACCTTTACCCGCGCATTCCTGGCTGCTGAGCTGGGCGATATGATTCAGCGCGGCCTGTTCAAGCAGGTTGGTGTCATCCGTACTGAGTTCGTACACGGTGACCAGATTGTTAAGCGTGAGTCGCAGGCGGTTATTCAAGACCTGCACTTGCAGAAGTTCTACGGCGTAGAGCAGTATCGCGGCGTGGCCTTCCGTGCGGAAATCCGTGACGAAGAAATGCTGGAAGCCATTAACGAGATGGTTCCTACCCTGGAAGAGGGTGAGGGCTTCACCTATGACCAGCGCATCGAACTGTCTGCGGAAGAGATTGACCGCGACCTGGTACGTGCTCCTGATACCGTAGCCGTCAACGATGGAGCGGAAGGCATTGGCGAGTAAACTGACGCGTAGCCAGGCTTCGGTACTGGCTAAGAAGATGGGGCGGGGATCGGAAGGTTGCCCGCTTTGCCAACGTAACTAGACGGAGATAATGACGGACTCGGAGGATCAAGCTAAGGCTAAAGGCAAGAAGCTACGGCAGGCCCCGCATGTGCTCGACCATGACCCTATATCCGGTCGTTTCCCAGGGGTTCTATGCCGTGGCTGCAACGGCGCTGAAGGCAAGGTTGCCAATGCAGTCTCAGCGTGGGGGAAGACTGGAAAGGAATACGCCGCTATTCTTGGCTGGCTCAAGCGCATGGTGGCGTATCTCGAACAAGAACCTACGGAGTACATCTACCCGACGCACGTAATGGCTGACGAGCAGAAGGCCACCGCCGCCCAGGTACGCCGGGCAGCAGCACAAAAGAAGGTGCGTGAGCGCCGTAAACAAATTGCAGATAAGAAGGCAGGTAAGTAATGGCTAAGATTTTCCTGATTAACCTCTGGACTAAAGAACAGCACATTGACATTCTGAGTGCTAACAAGACCAACGTAGGCGCAGCCATTGCGTACAACAAGAGCATTGCGATTGGGGATGAAGAAATCGTCAGTCGTCAACTGGTTAGTTACTGGCGCAACATCTTCATTACCCACGAAGGTAAGAAGGGCGCAACCAATGCCGGGCTGAAGGAAGCACGCAAGCTGGTACAGCCGTCACCAACGGACGATGTAGGCTCTACTCATATCCCTGAGATGTGTAACCGCATCATGGTGATTGGTGACCTCCACGAGCCGTACACGCATCCTGATACCTATCAGTTCCTGGAGCATGTCCGTGATAACTACGGCCCAGATATGGTAGTTCAGATGGGTGACGAGACGGACGGCCACGCTATCAGCTTCCATGACAGTGACCCTAACCTGGATAGTGCAGGCGTAGAGCTGGAGAAGGCTAAGCTGGGCCTGGAGAAGCTGCATAAGCTGTTCCCTAACCTGGTTGTCTGTGCCAGTAACCACGGCTCTCTGGTGTACCGCCGCGCTAAAGCACACGGTCTGCCGATTCAGTTCATTAAGAAGTACCGCGATATCCTGTTCCCGGAACACGGTGCTCCTGGTTGGTCTTGGGCTGATGCCTGGGTACTGAACACACCTCTCGGCCCGGTACGCTTCCAGCACCAGGTGAGTGGCGATATCATGATTAACGCAGCACATGAGCGTACCAGCCTGGTTCTTGGCCACGAGCACGGTAAGTTCAACATCACGTTCCATGCGAGCAGCACGGCGCTGTACTTCGGTGCGTATGCAGGTTGCTTCGTTGACCGTAAATCGCAGGCAATGGCGTATGGCAAGCTGTTCCCTAAGAAGCCAATCCTGGGTTGCATGGTCATCACTGATGGCTGTCCTCAATTGATTCCAATGCTGATGAACAGCGATGGCCGCTGGGTAGGTGCTGAATGAAATTAGTTATCGTGGAAAGCCCCTACGCTGGGGCTGTACAGCAGAACGTCTTCTATGCGCAGCTCGCTATCCGTGAGTGCCTGTTCTTTGGTGAGGCTCCTATTGCGAGCCACCTCCTGTACACGCAGGAGAACGTCCTGGACGACCTGATACCTGAGCAGCGACGTATGGGTATCGACGCAGGCTTAGCGTGGCGTGCAGTGGCTGAGAAGGCTGTGTTCTACATCGACCGTGGTTGGTCTTCTGGTATGTTGGCTGCGAAGAAGCAGTACGACGACGAAGGCTTCCCGTATGAAATCCGTAAACTGAATGGGTACTCTGAATGAATGGTGCTGTAGTTCACTGTAAGATTTGTATGGACACGGGGTGTTCCCTGTGCGGCCAACCCGATAAGGCAATAGTAATGAATAATACTGCTGTAGGAACTGGAATGAAGTTCGATGGTGATAAGCCGCGTATGGACTTGCTGCTGGACGGCTGTCCTAACGCCCTGCTGCGTATCAGTGACGTGTTAACCTTCGGTGCTAAGAAGTATGCAGCGCATAGCTGGCACACGGTAGCGGAGGGCAAGAGCCGTTACAAGGCGGCTCTGCTGCGACACCTGACGGCACATGCCCAGGGTGAAGTGAACGACCCGGAGAGTGGACTGCCGCACCTGGCACACGCCGCTTGTTGTTCCCTGTTCATCCTGGAGCTGGAGCAACGTGAGTCTAAGTAGCTGGTGTTTTAGACAGTGGGTGTCCACGGGTAACGTGGACTATCTCACGCTGTATCATGAATGGAAAGGTAGAGGGTACTGATGGCAACGCTGGAACATCAACTTGAGTGGGAGCGCAAGCACCGTGAGTTAGGTCAGATTAAGATGGCCGCGCAGTTAGAAGCTGCAAAGACTGAAGGACGCTTGGACGATACCCCATTGGGTTCCGGCGTTCTTCGTCGCTATCTGTTATGGCTTTCCCGTAGAATCGCTAAGGATATCACAACAGACCTGGGTGAAGCAGGAAGGAGCAAAGCGTATAGCCCGCTGCTGCACGCATTGGATATGGACGCAGTGGCACTCATTGCGATATCAGAAGCCCTCAAACACTGCATGACAGGAGCTGTGCAGGCTACCACATTAGGCTTCTCCATCGGTAAGTCGCTGTATGGTGAGCTGGCCCTGGCCACGTTCAAAGACTTGAACGCAGACCTCTATGAGGTATTGACAGAAGACCTCCAAAAGAAGATGAGTAAAGACCTACGCCATAGGCTGACTATCTTCCGTATGCAAGCCCAGAAGAACAACATCGAGATACCGGAGTGGACGCCTACGCAGAAACTTCAGGTAGGGATGTACGTGCTCGGGCTAATGAGCAGCGAGAACGAGGAGGGTGTACGCCTTTGTGATATGGAGCTGAAGCAGACTGGCAACAAGAAGACCAAATACATGGTCGAGCTGGCACCCGAGGTACATACCCTCGTAGCGTCCATTCAAGGCGGCATACTGGCACGAGCTGGCTTTGCAGCACCATGCTTAATACCACCCCAGCCCTGGACAGGCCAGGACGGTATAGGCGGCTTCCACGGCGACCTGAAGATTCGTGCAGTGCGTTTCTTCAAGGGTGATTCCCAGATATGGGATATCATGCAGGCAGAAGGACACGACCCGTCAACTGCGATTGATATGCTGAATGCACACCAATCTGTAGCCTGGCGAGTTAACCCGTATATCCTTGATTTACTTAAAGGAATGCGAGCACAAGGTTACGGCATTCGTAAGAAGGTCGAGTTCATGAGCGTACACGAGAAGGCCAAACCGGAGCGACCGGAGTGGCTGGACAGTGTTAAAGAAGAGGCTTTCACAACGGCTCAGCAGTTTGAGTTCGCTGATTGGAAGAGGGCGAGAAGAGATTGGTACACGGAGGCTAAACGTATTGGCCGTGTAGAGCTGCGCTGTAACATGGCGATTAACTCCGCACAAGAAGTGAGCACACTGGAGCGGTTCTTCTACGTGTACCAGGTGGACTACCGTGGCAGGATGTATCCGGTATCGGGCATCCTTAACCCGCAGGGTAGTGACGTTCAGAAGGCATTGCTGCACGCAGCAGACGGCGAGCCTATTGACTCACCGGAAGCACTCTGGTGGTTCAAGATGAGCATCGCAGCTAAGTTTGGTATTGACAAACTGAGTCCTGCGGATTGCGTTAAGTGGGTGGATGATAACCATGTCAACATTATCAGGGCAGCAGAAGACCCGCTCAGCCGGGATGCGTTCCACTGGTGGAGTGACGCAGAAAAGCCGCTCCAGTTCATTGCGGTCTGTGACGAATACTTACGGTACACCCGTGACCCCGATGGATTCAGAAGCAGAATTGCAGTCGCTATGGACGGAACATGTAATGGGTTGCAGAACTACTCAGCCATGCTGCGAGATAGCGTGGGTGGACGAGCTACCAACCTTATCAGCTCCGACGACGGTATCCCTAACGACATTTATGGAGATGTGGCTAAAGCGTCCTTTAAGCGCCTGGGAAGCATGGTTCATTCTCCAGTCAAGTCAGCATGGGTTGAACAGGGGTTTGACCGAGGGCTTACGAAGAAGTCAGTAATGACGCAGGTGTACGGCTCAACATTCGGCACATGCCGGAAGTCAATCATTGAGTATTGCTTCGACAAAGCACTGTTCGAAGGTGAGGAGTACGAGCACGCTGAGTATGCCGCCAAGCTGGTATGGGTAGGCATCGGTGACGTTGTAGTTAAGGCGAAGGAAGCGATGGACTGGTTGCGTAAGAGCGCCGGGACTATCATGAAGGAAGGCGCAGACTACATCACCTGGTTAGCTCCTACGGGCTTCAGGGTGGTTCAGGTATACAATAAGTATGCCAGTATGCGTGTACAGGCTCACATCGGTAAGAAGGTGTTCCTGCGCGTTCCTGACGTGGATAAGAAGGAAGGCCCGGACAAGATGCGCCACCGGAACGCCTTGCCACCTAACTTCATCCATAGTATTGACAGCAGCCACATGGCGTTTGTATCCGTGAGAATGGCTAAGGAACACAACAAGTTACAGCACGTATCCGGTAACGTCTTCATGCACTTTATCCACGACGACTTCGGTGTACTGCCGAAGTATGCAGCCCTGCTCTCGCGGGTAATTCGGGAAGAGTTTGTGGAGATGCACGAAGGTTATGACCTGAATGATTTCCGAGCTGGTTATGCGTTTATTGACGAGCCACCTGCTAAGGGTGACCTGGATATTAAATGCGTTCTTACCTCGGTTAACTTCTTCAGGTAATTGATTGTATACCCCTATAGGGATTACCCCAGGATTACCTACTGGATTACTTACTGTTATATAACCAGTTAAGTTAATATAGGTAATCTGAATGTATACCCCTATAGCAACTAAGCGGAGATACTATGGCTAAGCAAGAAACAGAAGTACAAGTTATCCACCGACTTTCTCCTGAAGCATACGAGCAATTGGAGAAGTTGCTGCCACAAGCCACGGCCCCGACAGACGGGACACGGGCAGCGTACCAGTTAGGCGTGCAGTACGTCTTGCAGGTACTTCGTAATGGGTTCGTTATCCGTGCCTAGTTTAGTGGTTAGACGCCACGCCAACGACAAGCCTTACAACGAGCAGGCATCCTTGCTACTCTGCGAAGAACACTTCTGGACTGATTCAAAGATTCAGAAGAACTTCCGGGGATTCGGGGATTACTGGTCGGGAGTAATGGCCGTGTTGATGTATGAGCGGCTGGGAGGTTATCTCTACGATGAGTCTGGGAACATCCAGGCCATCGCCGTGTATCCCCGCCAGTTCGATATCCACTACGGCATGGTAGCCGTACCTATACTGGTGATTGTAAAGACAGAACACCGGGGCGAAGTATCCGTAAGCCGACAGGTTAGCCGCCTGATTAAGCACATGGTACAGGAGCTGAACGCCGATAAGTATCTGGTGTGTCAGCATATCAACGACACTACTCAAATTCACAAACTGAGGTATCTCAATGGGCGCAGTTAAGAAGGTATTCAAAGGGGCAGCTAAGGTTGTCAGTAAAGGCATCGGTGCTATCACTGGCAGCAACGCAGCTAAGAAAGCAGCGGAGCAACAGACTAAGGCGCTGAACAAGCAGGCTGAGCAGGAGCAGAAGACAGCAGCTCTGAGCATGGCTGACCAATCCAGCCAGGCGGCGGCGCAGGCTTCCATGCAGGAGTCGGCAGCAACCCGTGACATGGCCATCCGTGAAGCGGAAGAGAAGAAGAAGAAAGCCCAGGAAGGCTCTGGTGAGGAGCTGGATGTATCAGTCGGCACCGGGTATGGTGGCGGCGGGTCAGGGGATGACTCTCGCCGTACCACTGGCCGTGATAGCTTCTTCAGCCGTGGCAGTGGCCAGACTGGTCTTCGTCTGTAATTATTGGGGGTAAGATGGAACATACAGCACAAGCAGTATGGCAGAAGCTCGACGCTAAGCGCCAGGGTCTTCTCGACAGATGCGAGCGATATGCAGCCCTTACCCTTCCCAGCGTATGCCCTGAAGACAGTTATGACGAGGGAACGGATGAACTTCCGCTCTCTCTGAACTCAATCGGGGCGCAGGCAACGAACGGCTTGATTAACAAGATGATGCTGGCAATGTTCGCACCGTCTCGGCCATTCATGAAGTTTGACTTGCCTGTCTCTGAGAAGAACAAAATCCTGAAGGCTCTCGGCCTGGAGGAATCGGAGTTCCGTGAGGAGATGGCGATTGCTGAAAAGGAAGCGATTCGCTATCTGGACTCCGTGGGCGCTCGCCCTAAGCTGTATGACTTGTTCGCCCACTTAATCATTACAGGTAACGCACTGAAGCTCACTGAGGATGACAGCATTCGTGTCCTGGGTATCAAGGACTTCGTGAGTCGCCGTAACGTTAAGGGCCAGGTCATTGAGCTGCTGATGCGTGAGTGTGTGCAGGTTGACGAGCTGGAAGAAGAACTTCAGCAGTTCGCCGCTACTCTCAAGCATACAGACGATAAGGAAGTTCACTACTACCGCTGGTGGAAGTGGGATTCCAAACGAATGCTTTACATTGAGCGTCAGTTCCTTGACGACACTGAGATTACACTCAGCAAGTACCAGGGCCAGTACAAGTTAGAAGACATGCCAGCGCAGCACCACACCTGGCGTATCGCTGACAAACGTAACTACGGCATTGGTCACGTTGAGGATTACATCGGTGACTTCGAAGGTCTTGACCAGCTCACTGAAGCAGAAGTAAACGGCGCTATCCTGGCCTCCGAGTTCCGCTGGCTGGCTAACCCTGGTGGCATGACCCGACCTGAAGACCTGCAACGAAGCCGTAACGGTGACGTGGTGCCGGGCCAGGAAGGTGACATTGCACTGGTGGCAGCAGGGCGTGAAGTAGCGACAGCCATTCAGGTTGTAGCAGCATCGGCTGAGAAGTATGTGCGGCGTATCGGGCAGGGCTTCCTGCTTACCAGCGCGGTACAGCGTGACGCTGAACGTGTTACTGCTGAGGAGATTCGGTTACTGGCCAATGAGCTGGAGACTGGTCTGGGTGGTATCTACAGTCGCCTGGCGTTAGACCTTCAGTTACCGTTGGCCTTCTGGCTGATGAAGAAGGTTGACAGCAAGGTGTTCGAAGGGAGCGACTTCAAGCCTGTTATCGTAACTGGCCTGGATGCACTATCCCGTAACGGTGACCTGGAAGCAATGCAGTTGTTCCTGGGTGACGTGGTGAACATCACGACGATGCCACCGGAAGTACAGCAGTACCTGAAGCTGGACAGCATCTTCTCTGCACTCGCAGCAGGTCGCGGCTTACGAGCCTCCGACTTCATCAACAAGCAGTCAGTGGTTGATGAGCGCAATGCCGAGGCTAATGAAGCCGCCCAGGAAGACGCAATCAAGCAGGCGGGTGTTGAAGCCGCACTGAAGAATCAGAAACCTCAATAAGGAAACACTATGTTATTCATGAATATCGCACGTAAGTTTGGCGCAGTCTACCAGGAAGAAGCAGGCGCGGAAGCAGGTTCACCAGCAGCAGCGGCCCCGGCAGGGGAACCCGCAGCGGTTGAGCCAGGTGAAGAAGCAGCTAAGCCTGAAGCAGTAACCCTGGGTGACCCAGCCAAGCCTGCGGTAGAGGCTGAGAAGCCTGAAGCGGTCGTGGAAGACGTTACTGGTATGCAGACGTATATCGACCAGTACAGCGAAGAGAAACCTGCATTGGGACTGGCCCTGGGCTTCCTGCGTGACGCTGGCGTTAACGTTACTGACCCAGCTTTCCAGTTGGCTGAGGTTGAGGGTGACTTCAGTCTGCTTGAAGCGGTACTGGCTACCAAAGATATCCCCGGCAAGGAACACATGCTGGGTATCCTGAAGCAGGAAGTTGCTGCTTACCAGGAGAAGGTCGAAGCCTTCGAAGCTGAAACCACTCAACTGGTGCAAGGCATCCTCGGTGACAACCATGAGGAAGCCCTGGGCTGGGCGCGTGAGACAGCCAGTGATGAAGAGAAGGAAGCCTTTAACAACCTGTTCGACGCAGGTGGTGTGTACGCCCGTGCAGCAGCTACCTTGCTGAAGCAGGCGTTCAGTGGCTCCGGTGCGACTATCCCGGCTAAGCACGCCGTGACTACCAGCACTCAAGCAGCAGGTGCTCATACGCCATTGACGGCGCGTGACTATGCGAACGGCGTACAGGAATTATCCCGTAAGCTGGGCGGCGACCCTCGTGGAAGCCAGGAATATCAAGCTCTGACCAAGCGCCGGGAAGCTGGCCGTAAGCGCGGAATTTGATTGTATACCCCTATAGCAACTAAACGAACCAATGGGCCTTCGGGCCTATATCTCAATTGAATGGAGAATTACCTATATGTCTATTTTTGATGGCGCTACCCCTTCCTATGATGTAACTCGTCCTAACCAGCGTCACGGTGCTGGCGACCCGCTGGCTGACGTAACTGAGCAGTTCACTGGTACTGTTGAAGGTACTATCAAGCGTCGTTCTATCATGGCTGGCTTCGTCCCGGTGCGTTCCGTTCGCGGTACTTCCACCATCTCCAACCGTGGTATCTCCAAAGCCAAGCTCCAGAAGATTGCTCCGGGTACTACCCCGCCGCCGTCTACCGAACCACACACGTCTAAAATCTTCCTGAAGATTGACACCGTGATTATCGCCCGTAACGCCGAGCCAATGCTGGATGAGTTCCAGACTGACTTTGATTACCAGGGTGAAGTGGCGCGTGAGCAGGGCCAGGAAATCGCCAACATGTACGATGAAACCTTCTTCATCATGGCGGCTAAAGCGGCTCAGGCGACTGATTCCGTGTACGGTACTGCTGCTCAGATGCCTGGCCACAAAGGTGGTAACAAGGTAACTCTGGCTGGCGCTAACGACTACAAAGACCCGGCTAAGCTGTACAGCGCAATCGCGTCTCTGGTTGAGAAGTTCCTGGACAAAGATGTTCGTCCTAACGAAGAAGACATGCTGCTGGTTCTGCCTCCTGCTGCTTTCGTAGCACTGATGCAGGCTGAGTATATCTCCAACGGTGAGTACGTTACCTCCGCTGGCGAGACTCTGAACACCAAGTACATGTTCCACGCGTTCGGTGTTCCGGTTATCACTTCCAACAACGCAGTATTCGGTAAGACCATTACCGACCACCTGCTGTCTAACGCAACCAACAGCAAGGCATATGACGGTGACTTCACCAAGATTATCGCCCAGATGTTCTCTCCGAAGGCGCTGCTGGCAGGCTCTACCATCCCGGTAACCTCCAAAATCTTCTTCGATGACCTGTCTAAGCTGTGGTTCATTGATAGCTGGCTGGCGTTCGGCGTGACCATCAACCGTACTGAGTACGCTGGTGTTATCGAACTGCCTGCATAAATTAGATGGTGGCCCTTCGGGGCTACCTCTTCTTTCTCCTGTGTCCGTCCTGGGTACAGAATAAAGAGGAGGCTTAATGTTTACAGAATTGGACGTTGTTAATGCCTGTCTCGCTACCCTGGGTGAACTGCCGTTAGTCGAACTGACTGATGAACATCCTATGGTCGCAGCAGCACGCAACAACTTAACAGAAGCACTCGTATCTGAGATGCACCGCCAATGGTGGTTCAATACAGATTTCGTAACGCTGACAGCCACGGACGAAGGGTTTATTTATGCCCCGGAAGATGCCGTAGCTGTGAAAGTTGACCCCTTACCTAATCTCATCCTGCCCGGTCGCCGTCTATATGACCGTAACCGTTCTTCCTAGAACCTTACTGGTTCTGTGGATGCTATCGTGATTCGTAACCTACCGTTCGATGACCTACCAGCCCCGGCTCAGATTCTGGTGAAGGATTCCTGTGTGCTTCAGTTCCAGCTCAACTACGATGCTGATAACGCGAAGACCGGGCAGATTCAGGCTAAGTATCAAAACTCTTACCGCCTGCTTAACGCGGAGCACGCCCGGCAGATTCAGGCCAATGGTCTGGAGTCTCCGTACGCTGCACTCGCACGACATAACGCAGGTGTCCTTCCACGCCGTTCACGACAACGTGGACGTATCCCAACGAGGTAACAATGGCTAAGGTTGGCGGTAGCTATGATTCAGTGGTGTTGGGCGTAAGCCAGCAGACACCGCAAGACCGCCGCAGTGGTCAGATGTGGGAACAGGTGAACATGATTAGTGACCCGGTGCAGGGCTTGCCCCGCCGCCAGGGTAGTCATTTCGAAGCCAGTCAGAAGTTAATGGCTGGCCGTTTCCCAGATGACCTGAAGCTGCGAAAGACGGCGGTGAAGTACAAGGTACGCCCCTTCTCAATGAACGGGAAGGATTACGATTTACTGTTCGCTGATGAGCCTGTGCGTACTGATGCGCCTAACTTCCTGCCTTGCTATGCGTACTGCAAGACTGACAAGAAGTTCCTCACGGTGCAGGGTAGTGGGCCTCTCTGGGGTAAGATTGTTACTGACGGCATCACCGCTGTAGTTAACATTGGCCAGTACCTGTTTATATCAGCTAACGGCTGGGTTCCGCAGTACACCACGGCAACGAGCTACGACGAAGACGCAGCACGTAAGGATATCGCTATCTGGGTACGGAACGGGGATTACTCCCGCGACTACTCCGTATCGGTAACCCGCACGGCGGCGGCAGGGGGGCAGACGGTAACCGCAACGTACAAGACACCATCCAGCGCCTATAACGGCAAACTGGATACGTCTGGTATCCCGGTTCCATCTCTAAACACCAACGCAGACCCGGAGCAGTTGAACAAGGAAGTAGCTCGATTTAACCAGGAGATGGCTGTCTATAATAAGAAGGTTGCAGATGCCACGAACAACTACAACTCGGCGGTAACACAATGGCTATCCAGCTCCTCAGCGGCTATCCAGCCCGAGCAGATTGCTATTGAGCTAACCACCCAGCTTCGTAGTCTCCTGGGCCTAACTAACCAGGTACAGCGTGCAGGTTCCTACATCTTCATCACGAAGGCAGCGAACATCCGTACAGGTGAGACAATAGCAGTAGCTGACACGTACATTAAGGCCGTGTTCAATGACGTAGGCGCACCGGAAGACCTGACACCAAAGCACTTCTTTGGCAAGGTAGTTAAGGTACGCTCTAAGAAGGCATCCGGCAAAGACGCATATTACCTGCGTGCTGAAGCGAAGGATGGACAGACTGGTATCTACGGTGATGTGGTGTGGCGCGAAGCAGCAGGCACGGCTACCCAGCCTACCTCTGTGTTTGCAGTCGGTACGGTCAAGAATGACACACTGTGGATTTGCTCTTCCCCGGCAGAACTGGAATCAGCATCAGGACTTACAGGCGTACCCCGCTTTGTGGCCTCTGGCGTAGGTGACCAGACTTCTGTACCTGTCCCTAACTTCCTGAAGAATCCAATCACGTACATGGGCGTGTTCCAGGATAGACTCCTGATTGGATATGGCTCCACTATCTTCGCCAGCCGCCCCGGTGACTACTTCAACTGGTTTAAGCAATCCGTCCTGGACGTGGTTGACAACGACCCGGTTGAGATGTACGCCCTGGGTTCTGAGGATGATACGATTTATTGGGATACAACGTTTGACCGTAACCACGTTATGTTCGGACGCAAATACCAGTACATCATCAGTGGCCGTGCGCTGCTTACCCCACGTAACCCTAACATTCAGATTATGAGTGCTATTGAGGATGCGATTGAGGCTGAGCCGCAGGCATCCAGTAACTTCGTGTTCTACGGTAAAGACCTGGTTCGTAAAGGCTCCCTGCACCAGATGCAGCTTGGCCTGACCTCGGACTCGGCTGAGTCGTATGAGTGTAGCCAGCAGCTTGACCGCTACATCAAGGGTAAGCCCTGTCAGATTCTGTGCAACCAATCACCTTACGTGGTTCTTCTGCGCACGACTGAGATGTATAACGGGTTCTACGTCTACACATACCTGGACAGCATGAACGGCGGTCAACGTCTGTTTGATAGCTGGTCACGTTGGGAGTGGGCTACCCGTCTGGGTTACTGCTGTGGCATCTCGAAGTACCAGGGTGAGATTCTGGGCTACACCTTCCGTACCCATAGTGGCGGGACTTGGTTAGTCGCGGATAAGTTCACGTTTGACACTGAGCTGTCAGATTACCCATACTGCGATAGCTGGATGCCAATGAGCACCTTTGTCGCTACTCCTGATTGGACGCAAGCAGCGAACTACTCCAGTGGGTTACAGGTGGCATACACCTCGGCTCACGAATACTTCCTGCTGGGTTCTCCATACAAAGACCTGGAAACCACCATGCCCTGGTGGAGGGAAGACCAAGCGTTCCTTAACATTGGATTGGGTTATGAGTCCTCGGTAACACCGACCTCACCATTCCTACGTGACAAGAACGACAAGGCTATCCTCAACGGTCGATTGACAGTGAGCAGCATGAACGTGTCGGTTACTGCAACCGGGGCGCTGGACGGTACTCTGGAGTTACCAGACCGTACTGTACCGCTACCTGGCTTTGACGGTCGAATCCTGACACGAATCACGAACGTTATCGGTTCTCAGCCCCTGGTTGAAA